AGGTAATATATGGGTTATAGTAGCGAAAACGAAAGACAAAACAAGGTTCTTGGTGATTTAATTAAAGGAAAAGCACCAGAAAAAAGAGTTATGGTTGGTTATGAGGGTAATAAAGAACCAGCAAAGCATGGCGATATAATATCTCCACTATCTGAAGTTATGCAAGAAGCTAGAATGCCCTGGTTTTGTCCAGCTTGTAAGAAGACAATGAATAAACGTTTAGATAATAAAATGTGGTTATTGTATAATCAATGTTTTGATTGTCAAATAACATTTGAAAATAAACTTCGTATTGAGGGAAAATATGAAGAATGGGAAAAAAATAAAGTAAACTCAAATCAGAAAGCATATCTTGAAGATTTGTTAGTATCTTTAGATGAATGGAGAAATACTAAAATAGAGTTTCAAGAGCAAGTTGGTGTTCAAGACATTGAGATGGAAAAAGAAAAATGGATAGAAAGTCAAGAAAAAACAAAAGAAATGGCTGATAAAGCAGAAGAATTTATTAGAAAAACATTAAAAGAAATAGAATAACTATTTATATATATGAAGAACCTACAATTTAAAACGGATACTTTTTATTTGCTTGATGGGCAAACTTGTAACGAAATCCATGCAGTTTTAACTGATATGAAGAAGTTAGCTGCAGTTTATTTGTCTGATGTCGAAGAGATGGATTTAGATAGTGATAGATATCAAGAAGCAATGGAAATTTTTGAGTTTGTAATTCAAAGATTTTTAAAAATACAAAAATTTGATTCTTTAGAGTTAGGTAAAAGAAAACCTTCATTTACATTTAACGAATTATTAAAAACAGCAGGTATTAAAAGACCTGCTAAACGATAGGAGAAAAAGATGCCATTATCAGGTGAACAGTCAGAATCGATTAATGTACACCCAACAGCATACACACAATTTCAAAAATTTGGACATCCTGGAAAGTACAAGTCATTGAAAATAATTAACAATGCGACAGGTAGTTTTACAGCGTCAGATTATGGAGCAGGTGCAATTATTTTAGCAGAAGCATCAACAACTGGGCATGCTGACTTATCAGGTGGTGGAAGAATAAATCTTGCACACTTGACAGTTGGAGCACAGTATGATTTTTCATTAAAAGAAGTAGCTTGTAATGCAAAGGTAGTATACGTATTAATACGAAATCCAAAGATAAACTAGTGGATAAAAACTATAAAGATATCATAAAGAAGGAATATGTAAAATGTGCTGCAGATCCAGTTTACTTTTTAAAAAAGTATTCATATATTCAGCACCCAATACAAGGAAAAATACCATTTAGTCTTTATGATTTTCAAGAAAAAACCGTTGAAGAGTTTATTCAGCACAGATTTACTGTAATCTTGAAAGCTCGTCAGTTAGGTATTAGTACCTTAACTGCTGGGTATTCTTTATGGATGATGACTTTTCATCAAGACAAAAACGTTTTGGTGATTGCAACTAAACAAGATACTGCTAAGAATTTGGTAACAAAGGTTCGTGTGATGCACGCTAATCTTCCAAGTTGGTTAAAACAACCTTGTGTTGAGGATAATAAACTAAGTTTAGCATATAAAAATGGTTCTCAAATAAAAGCTGTATCAAGTGGAGAAGATAGTGGTCGTTCTGAAGCTCTGTCTTTATTGATACTTGATGAGGCAGCGTTTATTGACAAGATTGATGTGATATGGGCAGCTGCATCACAGACGTTATCAACTGGTGGACAATGTATTGCACTTTCCACACCAAATGGTGTTGGTAATTGGTTTCATAAAACTTGGGTAGATGCGGAAGACGGTTTAAATGATTTTAAATTTACAAAATTACATTGGACATTACATCCAGATAGAGAACAAGAGTGGAGAGATGAACAAGACAGATTATTAGGTCCTTCTCTCGCAGCTCAAGAATGTGATTGTGATTTTATCACTTCAGGGCAAAATGTTATTGATGGTATTCTTTTAGAGGATATAAAAAACTCTACAGTTATAGAGCCAGCTGAAAAGAGAGGGATTGATAGTAATTTGTGGGTATGGGAGCCAGCAGATTACACAAAAGATTATATAGTATGTGCTGACGTTAGTAGAGGAGACTCTACAGACTATTCTGCTTTTCACGTTATAGAATTGGAAAGTTGTAGACAAGTAGCAGAGTATAAAGGTAGAATATCTACAAGAGACTATGGTAATATGTTAGTTAACATAGCTCAAGAATATAATGAAGCATTACTTGTTGTGGAAAATAACAATATTGGTTGGGCAGCAATCCAACAGATAATCGATAGAGATTATCAGAATTTATTCTACACATCAAAAGATTTAAAATGGGTTGATACTCAAAGACAAGTTACCAATAAGCACTATAGAGAGGAAAAACAAATGGTGCCAGGTTTTACAATGTCTATGAAGACAAGACCATTAGTTATAGCAAAATTAGAAGAATTTTTTAGAGAAAAGGCAGTGTATGTTCAATCTAATAGATTAATAGATGAATTGTTTGTATTTATATACAATGGTCAAAAAGCAGAAGCAATGAGAGGTTACAATGATGACTTAGTAATGTCTTTTGCTATGGGATTGTGGATAAGAGAAACAGCATTAAGGTTGAGAGCTGAAGGTATTGATTTAGCAAGAAAAACTCTTTCTAATATCAATGCACATCAGGGACTTTACACTCCCGAAGAAAACAAAAACGACTCTTGGGTTTGGAGAACTGGCGGACAAAGACCAGAAGAATCCTTAGAGTGGTTAATTTAATAAAAGAGGTATAAAATGGCTGATAAAAGTCTATTTGGTAGATTACAACGACTGTTCTCTACAAATGTAATTGTTAGGAATATTGGCGGCAAAAAATTAAAGATAGCTGATACTGAACAATTTCAAAGTATATCTAAAAATCATTTAATAGATAGATATACAAAATTATATTCAGGTTATGGTGCTAGTGCAACTTCGGATGCAGTTCATAAGAAAGCATTAAGAATTGGGTTGTTTAAAGACTATGAATCAATGGATAGTGATGGTATAATTTCATCAGCACTTGATATTTACGCTGATGAATCAACCATGAAATCAGAATATGGTTCAGTTTTAGAAATATCAACAGATGATAATAATATTAAGCAAATATTACACAACTTATTCTATGACATATTAAATATAGAATTTAACTTGTGGCCTTGGGTTCGTAATATGTGTAAGTATGGTGATTTCTTTTTACATTTAGATATTGATGATAAGTATGGGATTAAAAATGTAGCACCGCTATCAGCATATGATGTGGCAAGAGTAGAAGGATTAGACCCCGAAAATCCACATTATGTTAAGTTTATCTTAGAACAAGGAACAAATGAGAATGCAATGCATACTGTAGGTAAACCTCAACAATCAGAATTAGAGAATTTCCAAGTAGCTCACTTTAGATTACTTTCTGATTCTAATTTTATTCCATATGGCAAATCTATGATTGAACAATCAAGAAAAGTGTGGAAACAATTATCTCTTATGGAAGACGCTATGATGATTCATAGAATCATGAGAGCACCTGAGAAGAGAGTTTTTCAAGTTGATATTGGTAATATTCCACCAGCTGAAGTTGATAACTATATGCAGAAAATTTTAAATAAGATGAAGAAGACACCTATAATCGATCAAAATACAGGTGAATATAATCTAAAGTATAATATGCAAAACATAACTGAAGATTTCTTTATGCCAGTTCGTGGTGGAGATAGTGGAACAAGAATTGATTCACTTCCTGGCTTAACTTATGAAGCTACAGAAGATATTGAATATCTTAAAAATAAAATGTTAGCAGCACTTCGTGTTCCAAAAGCATTTCTTGGATATGAAGAATCACTTGGAAGTAAAGCAACACTTGCAGCAGAAGATGTGAGGTTTGCAAGAACGATTGAAAGAATTCAAAGAATTACAATATCAGAGTTAACTAAGATTGCTATTGTTCATTTATATGCACAAGGTTATCAAGATGCAGATTTAGTTAATTTTGAATTAGATTTAACAAATCCATCTACAATTTATGAAACTGAAAAGGTTGAGTTGTGGAATAGTAAAACACAATTAGCATCAAGTATGGTACAAGATGGCTTAGTTTCTACTGATTGGATTTATAGAAATGTTTTTAATTTTACAGATGATCAAATTAAAGAATTGGATAATCAGATTGTATTTGATTATAAGCAGAAGTTTCGCAGAGCTCAGATAGAGAGTGAAGGTAACGATCCTGCAAAGAGTGGTGAAGCTCAAGGAACACCATCGGATAATCAAGCAGGTAGAACAGGACATGAGTTAGATGATAAAGGTGGTTCACCTCCAGGTGGTTGGAATGGTGCAGGAAGACCAAAAGAAGGTGGAAAATATGGAAAAGATAGTGGAGCTAGAGGTAGAGATCCTTTAGGTGCTCATGATAAGAAAAAACAGTATAGTTCGGGCTTAGCACTTGCTCATTTTGATGGCTTAAAGCACAATATGAAGAAGTTTAATAAGAAAGACTACGACTTAATAACCGAATCTGAAAAGATTGAAAATGAATATAAAGAAGAACTTAAAGACGCTAAAATAAAGTAATTTCTTTATATTTTTATATTTATATATGACATACTTAAAAATGGAGCTTTTTAATGTTGAAGAACAAGATGAAACATAACAAAATTAAGAATACGGGTATTCTTTTTGAACTATTAACAAGGCAAATAACGGCAGACCTGATGGAGTCAGATACTTCTAAGGCTGTAAATTTAGTTAAGAAATACTTTAAAAATGGTACGGAAATTGGTAAAGAATATCAATTATACAAAATTCTAATAGAAACCAAATACAATACTGAATCTCGTGCAGAAACATTGGTTGACGCAGTTTTAGATAGTAGAAAGAAGTTAAATAATACTTCTATTAGACGAGCAAAATATAATCTTATTAAAGAGATAAGAAAATGTTATAATGAAAAAGATTTCTTTAATACAAAAATAAATAATTACAAAGTTTTAGCTTCAGTATATAATTTATTTCAACATAAAGAAGAAGTGGCTCCAGACGAATATGTTGCAACAAAATTTACTATTATAGAAGGTATCACATCTACAGCAAAAGCTCATAAGACTAATAAAACATATGATTATCTCAAGAAACAAGAAAAAGACTTGAGAATTTTAGCATATTCTACATTAGTAGAAAAATTCAATAAAAAATATTCCAACTTAACTGAAAAACAGAAAACATTAATCAAAGAATACATTAATAATATTTCTAACACAAATAAGTTAAGAGAGTATGTCGATGGTGAGGTCGAAGAAGTAAAAGATACTTTGAAATCTCAAATTAAAAAAGTAGACGATAAAGTTACACAAATTAAACTAACAGAGGTTATGAACCAAATCGATGGTTTGAAAAAAGGTAATGTAGTTTCTGATAAGCAGGTTGTTTCAATGATGAGATATTACGAACTTATTGGGGAGATAGATGATGTCGCAAACTAAATTTGACGAACTTAAAGAAACAATTCGTTCACTTATCCAACAGGACTTAGATGAAGCATCTGTAACAGGTGCTATTGATGGTGGAGAAGGTCCTCCCAAGACACCATTTGCTTTTAATGGTAAACGCAAAAAAGATAAAAAGAAAAAAGAAAGTATAGCAAACCAAAGTGGTTATAATATTGCTGAAGCTAAATTTGCAGTAAAATTCAACATTGGTACTAAAGGTGAAACAGCTACTATTATAGTTGATGTAGGTTCAAAAGGTGCTGCAGAACAAATAGTTGGTAAAAATTTAAAACAAGGTAGAAAAGGTATAGTAAGTGTCAAGAGAGTTGAAGCTGGTAAAGCAAAACAGATTGATAAGAAACTTGAAAATGTAAATGAGGGGAAATACCACGATTACAGAAATGATGAATCAAAGACACCAAAACAAAAAATTGGTCGTTCTATGATGGAAGTTCGTGATACATTGAGAAATCTTGAAAATATAGTTGCTATGAATATACGTTTGAAGAACGAG